TAGTTTAATCCATTTTTTCTAATCTTAATATATTTATTCTTTAATACTTCCGACTTATTTGATTTGATTTCCTTATCAAGAGTGAAGTAAAAATACTTGATAAAATCATTCATTACATCTTTAGGTAATGATTTTTTAGTGGTAAAAATATCAATAATATTATCAAGGAATGCTTGGAGGTCTTTCATATATTACACAAATTTCTGTATGCTTCTACCACCGATTGGTTGAATAATAACTCTGGCACCTCTTATACCGTGGTCACTTCGGTCTCCTTTATAAACGCCTAAAAATACAGGTTCATAACTTGCATTTATTCTATCACCATTATTTATTTTATGTCCAGTACAAGTTAATTCATAATATCTTCCTCTACTTTGAACATTTAAAACTCCCTGCATAGTAACATCTACATTATTTTCACCCTTTGGACCCCCAAATCCATTACCATAGACTGCCAATTTTTTAAGTGTTTCATCCTGTATTTTTCTTCCTACAGTTGTTGCTGGAGGCATACCGTTTGGAAACATTTCAAGTAAAGTATTAATAAATGCCTGAGTTTCTGGATGATTATTAATTGTTGGTTCCACTCTTGCAGACGTTCCAGACCACTGTTGAAATGCTTTAGGTCCAGAACCTGCCTTATGAGAAACGTGCCCAACATACCCAGATATTCCTCTAAAATGAAAATCGCATTTAGGTGTTCCCGGTGTACTTTCACAAAGTCCCACCTGGTAAGTTGTGGCACCAACTTTTAGTGGTATAAAATCTGTACCTAATTTGTCAAATATATCTTGTAATTGCTGATTTACTCTTATAATCTGAGCGTCTTCTTGGGCGGTTGTTGCCTGGGTTCTTCCAGAAAATTCAGAGTCTTTATATAATTCAGTTAATCTTACAGTTGAACCAGAAGAAGTTGGGAGAACTATGGATTGACCAGATTTAAACTTATTAAATTTAGTAATATCTGTTAATTCAGTTACGATAGTTTTACTTAGTTTTATTTTCTGACCATTAGATTCATTCAATACAAAATCTTTACCAGTTCTAATTCTGGTTAAAAAAATATTAAAGTTATTTCTTTTTCCCAAATCATTCACGGATAAGGTAGCCATAAGTATTTTATTTTTATTTAGTGCTCAAGACTCCCGAAGGGTCATTCACCAACTACAGCACCAATCTTTTCATCAAGGTCTAAAATCACGGCACGAATGTCAGAAATACGAGGAGGAACAGAAAGTTCATCATAGGTATAACCTTTTTGATTCTCAAAAAGAATTTGACGAACGGCAGCGGCAGTCCGAACATCCATCTTAACAGATACTGTTTTAGTCATCAAATGTCTCCATCTTCACGATTTTCACTATAATATACATCAAAGAATCCGTCCGGATAACGCTTCATCAGTTTATCAATATTGGTCTGAATTACTTCATCAAAAGAGACATCAAGAGCAATACACGCTTGTGCCACATACCACATCGTATCACCCAGTTCCTTAATCAAGTGAGTTCGGGTCTCATCATTCCAAGACTTACCTTGGAAAACCATTTTCTTTACAATCTCCAAGAATTCACCACCCTCGGCATTAATACCAACAGAGGCAGTCAGGAGACGCTCAATATTAGCACCTTTCTCATCCAACTGAACCATACGGTCAGAAAGAGCAAGGAAATCTTTGGATGCATCAGAAGTTACGGCATCTACGAAGTTCTGATACTTATTAAAATCAACTCGTTGTGTCATGAAAATTTAAATCCCTCAAATGATTTTTTTGGTTTATTTTCTTCATTATTATACTCCTCTTCTTTACCACTGTCAAGTATGTCATTTTGTGCCGATTGTTCCACATCATAAAGTCTCATCTTGGCACGGTCAATTCCAACAACGAAACGCTTAAAGATTGTTGGGTCATTATATCTGTTTTTAAGTTGCTTCACCATAATCTGCCCTAGACCTTCAAGTTCCTCTGTACTAATCAGAGCAAACATAAGGTCGGCAGTAGCAGGAAGACCGAACGATTCAGAAGTATCGGTCAATTCTACATCGGAAGAACCAAAACCGCTCCTAGTCGTCTGTGTCGCACTCATAATAGGAACATTAAACTCTACTGCCAAACCACGAAGTTCTTCGGCAATAGACTTAACCAAAGTATAAGAATTGATATTACTACCACTCTTAAATCGTGAAGATGAACAGATATTCAAATAGTCAATAAAGATAATATCAGGTCTAAATGATTTCTTCAGAGCAAGTTCATTCAGAAGTGCCTTGAAGTGCCCGGAGTGTGCCGAAGCAGTAGGATATTCTTTGATTACCAAAGAACCCCGAGTCTTCTTGGAAATACCATTTACTTTATTCTCAAATGCTGAGCGTGGTAAATCAATCAGTTGTTGAATTGGAACATTAAGAAGATTCGCATCAATTCTTTCGGCAATTCTTTCTTCTGCCATTTCAAGAGTGATGTAAAGAACATTTCTATTCTGTAGTAAGGCAGAACTGGCAACATGACACATAAAGAGAGATTTTCCCACACCCGTTCCGGCAAGAGCAATATTCAGAGTCTTATTAGGCAATCCACCTTTTGTTATTTTGTTGAAATATTCTAAGTCAAATTCAATCTTATCTTCTTTACGATGATAGAACTCATATCGTTCCTCATAATTCTGAAGATAATCGTGACCTATATTATTATCAAAAGATACTGCCAGAGCATCAGAAAGAATACTGGGAATAGCATCTCTACCTTTTTTATCATCCTTACCATCGGCAATATGAATGGATTCCATAAGTGCCAAGTAAATAGCACGGTCACGACACCACTTTTCTGTAGTATCAAGAATCCACTGCTTATCCACAGGACTGTTATTAAGTTTAGAAAGTAATTCTACAATTTCTTTATTTTCAGTTTCTGTTAAATCTCTACGATTATCAATCTCAATATTGAGTGCTTCTATTGTAATTGAAGAACCATACTTAACGATAAACTCAACAATTTCCTCAAAAACTATCTTTTCTACTCTTTGTTCGTAGTACTCTGGTTGAATAAATGGAATAACTTTTCTGGCATAATCTTCATTAAATACTAAGTTTCTAAGGATTGTAAGTTCAAGTCGTTCCATTATTTTAATTAAAGATTTCGTTTATGATGTGGAACATCGAATACAAAAGTAATTCTAATGTTGTTGCCAATATTAACTGCCTTATGGGGTAGTTTATTATTGAACCAAAAGAGTGTTCCCGGTTCAATAATAATAGTTTCATCCCCAACAGTATACTCGTATTTTCCCTGAATGGAAAGGTGATATCTATCCTTCGTAAGATAATAAGTTCCTTCATCAATATGAGAACCCACTATTTCACCTACAGGAAGTGCCAAGAATCCACAACGACGGAGTTTCTTAAAATACTTTCCCAAGTAATTAAGAATCTCCGTGTGTTTTTCATATGCCGGAGTTTTAATACATATTTCAGTATTCCCAACATATTGACCTTCGGTTTCAACTCCACCCATTATAAGTTGTAATACATCCACAGTAACAGTATATTCTGTGGGGTCTAGTTGTTCAGAGTCTTCAATATCTTTTTGAGAACCCCAGTCTTCGGGATATTGCTTAAGTTGTTCTAATATTTTAGAAACATTTACATTAGTTTTTATTATACGAATGTTTTTCATTTGCCATAACTAAACTCACCTTTAGCAATCACATCAAGTTTTTCCATTACTTCCGGTGTAAAATATTTTTCGGTATTTTTTAAGATTTCTTTGGCATAAAGTTTCTTACCATCAATCTCATAACGACCTGCTACATTCTTCCAGAGTCCACCAAGTTCACCAAGTTCAAGAAGACCGTAGTAACGATCAAGACCGCGATCATCATAATACAGACGGATTTCAACATCTTGATTCTCCTTACTTAAACGGGACTTTTGAGTCTTTGCCCTGATAATGTTTCCAATTACTTCCGTTCCATCTTTTTCCTTTGACTTAGAAAGATAGATAATTGTGGATGCGGCATATTGCAATCCAGAACCTCCAGACATTTGCTTACCACCATAAAGAGACATCGACTCATAGGTGTGATTTGTCACTAGCATAGGAATCTTTGCCTGACCCAGTTTGAGAGTCAGCATACGGAAGGCACCTTTGATAAGTTGTGCCTTAGTCATATCTCTTGTATC